CTGACGTGCAGCTTATGGCCGAGGCACTAATGCCCAATCCGGCCCACATCGCCACGAAACTGGATCGGCGTGGCGGCTGGAACCGGAATCAACCGACCCGACACGGCGGGCAGCAGCAGGGACCGTTTCCCCCTCGTGACCCGATCGCGTTCATTAACAGCCTGACGCATACCAAAGGCGTCTTTGGCGGCAAGCCGTTTAACCTCCGGCCGTGGCAAGTCGCGATTCTCAAGAAGCTGTTCAAGAAGCGGAAGGACGGGCTCCGGCAGTATCGGACGTGCCTCTTGATGCTGCCCCGGAAGAACGGCAAGTCCGAGCTGGCCGCGGCGATCGCCGTCTACGGCTTGCTGGCCGACGGGGAAGTCGGCGCGGAAGTGTATAGCGCCGGGGCCGATCGGGATCAAGCCGGCCTCGTGTTCGGCGTGGCGGCGCAGATGATCCGGAACGATGCGGCGTTGACCGAGGCGTGCTACATCGTCGATTCGCAGAAGCGCATCGTCCACGAGCAGAGTGCGAGCTTTTACCGCGCGATTTCGGCCGAGGCGTATTCGAAGCACGGGTTCAATGCCTCAATGGTGATTTACGACGAGCTGCACGCGGCGCCCGATCGGCGGCTGTATGACGTGTTGAGCACCTCGATGGGCGCGCGGGCGCAGCCGTTGCTGCTGGTGATCTCGACGGCGGGCTACGATCGGCACTCGATTCTGTGGGAGCTCTACGCGCACGCGAAAAAGGTGCAGGAAAACCCCGCGTTAGACCCGACGTTCCTGCCGCTCTTGTATGAAGCCCCGATTGACGCCGACTGGACGAGTCAGCGGGTGTGGAAGAAAGCGAACCCCGCGCTCGGCGACTTCCGCAGCCTCGAAGAGATGCAGATTCTCGCCGCCCGCGCGAAGGAGATCCCCGCGCAAGAGAATAACTTCCGCCGGCTCTATCTCAACCAGTGGACGGAACAGGCGTCACGCTGGATCTCGATGCACGCCTGGGATGCGTGCAAAGCGCCGCTCGAGCGCGCGTCGCTCGCGAAGCGGCGCTGTTACATCGGCATGGACCTGAGCTCGACGAAAGACTTAACGGCGCTCGTGGCCGTGTTCCCCCGCGACGACGGGTTCGATGTGCTGGCGCAGTGCTTCATTCCGCATGAGTCGATCGCCGCGCGGAGCCGGCGCGATCACGTCCCGTATGACGACTGGCAGCGGGCGGGGCAGATCACGACGATGCCGGGCGCGACGGTGGACTACGAAGTCGTGCGAGCGACGCTGATCGCCTGGGCGGCCGAGTTTGATGTGCAGATGATCGCCTTCGACCCGTGGAACAGCACGGATCTCGTCTCCCGCCTCGAGCAGCAGGACGGCTTGGTCTGTGTGCCGATGCGCCAGGGCTTTGGGTCGCTCTCGGCGCCGACAAAATCGCTGGAGAAGGCGATTCTCGCGAAGCAGCTGCGGCACAATGGCGATCCGGTGTTGCGCTGGACTGTCAGCAATGTCGCCGTCGAGCAGGATGCCAGCGGGAACCTGAAGCCGTCGAAAGTCGCCAGCACGGAACGGATCGATGCGGTCGTCGCGCTCGTCATGGCCGTCGACCTCATGGACCGGCATAACGCGACGCGCGAGCCGAGCTACACGTTGCAGGTGGTCGGATGAAAGAGAACTGGCAAGGGCGCCCCGGCCGGCCGGTGCTGCATCCGGGCGATCCATCGGTGCGGCTGACCCTGACCTTACGCGCGTCCAGCTATGCGGCCGTGGCGAAGCGGGCAGCCGATGCCCGGATGACCGTGCCGGAGTTTCTCCGGCGGACGATCGACCGCACCTATTTGCACAACCTTAAATCAGAGAAATAGGGCGCCCGCCCCCACACTAGGGCGCCGATGGACCGCGCCTATTCGCTCCTCGAAATCAAATCGGTCACGACGGCGCAGCGCACGTTCAGCGGCATCGCCTCGACGCCCGAACTTGACCGCCAGGGCGACAGTTTCGATCCGGCCGGCGCGACGTTTCGCGAGTCGCTGCCGCTGCTCTTTCATCACGATCCCAAGCAACCGATCGGGCGCGTCACGCTGACCCGGACGCCGCAGGGCATCCTGTTCGAGGCGTCGATTCCTGAAGTCGATGAGCCCGGGCCGCTGAAGACGCGCGTCGATGAGGCGTGGCAGAGCATCAAGGCGGGCGTCATTACGGGCGTGTCGATCGGGCATCGCGTCCTGGCCGGCGGCCTGGAACTCTTGCGCGACGGCACCAAACGGATCACCCGCAGCGAAATCTGTGAACTATCCCTCGTCACCATTCCGGCCAATGCGTCGGCCTCCATCCTGACCGTGAAATCACTTTCGAAAGGATCGATCATGACTATCGCCGAACGCATCCAGGGCCTCACGCAGACACGGGCCGACCTCGGCCTCCAAATGAAGAATCTCATGGAGAGTGCGCCCGCCGGCGGCACGCTCGATGAGTCGACGGCCGCGACCGTGGACGGCTTGAAGCTGCAGATCAAGAACTGCGAGGCCGACGAGACGCGCTGGCGCGACATGGAGGCGGTCCAAATGACGAAAGCCACGGCTATCACGTCGCCGTATGCGCACGTCTCGGTGAAATCGAACCTGCCCCAGGGCACCGCGTTCGTGCGCTATGTCTGTGCGCAGCTCGCGTGCAAACAGTTCAGCACGAGCGCCTACGACTACGCGCAACGCTGGAACGACAGCACGCCGGAAGTCGCGCTGGCGCTCAAGGCGGCCGTGGCCGCCGGCACCGCGACCGATGCGACCTGGGCGAGCCCGCTCGTGCAACCGAACATCTCAAAGGAGTTCGTCGACCTGCTCCGCGCGGCCACCATCGTCGACAAGATCCCCGGGCTCTACAGCGTGCCGTTCAACACGAAGATCCCGCAACAGACGGGCGGCGGCACCTACAACTGGGTCGGAGAAACGAAGCCCAAGCCGGTGAGCGCCCTCGCGTTCGCGTCCCTGACGCTCGACTGGTCGAAGATCGCCGGGATCATCGTGCTGACGCAGGAACTAATCAAGCTCAGCAGCCCGAAAGCCGAAGACGTGGTGCGGCGCGATATGGTGGCCGGCATTGCGCGGTTCATCGATGCGCAGTTCACCGATCCCGCGGTCGCGGCGGTCGCGGGCGTCAATCCCGCGTCGATCACGAATGGCGCCCCCACGGCGGCGGCGACGGCGAATCCACTAGCCGACATCCTCGGCCTGATCTCCCACTTCACGACGAATAACATCCCGGTCGACGGCCTCACGTTCATCATGTCGCCGGCCAACGCGATGGCGCTGTCGTTCAAAACCTACAGCGACGGCTCGCCGCAGTTCCCGGGCATCGGGGTCGCGGGGGGCACGTGGAAAGGCCTCACGTTTATCGTCAGCAACACCGTCACGACGAAAGTGATCGCGCTCCAGCCCTCGCTGGTCTTCTATGCCGACGATGGCGGCGTGACGATCGACGCGTCGAGCGAAGCCTCGTTGCAGATGGACTCGGCGCCGATGTCGCCGGTCGATGCGACCACGGTCTACGTCTCGATGTTCCAGGCGAACTGCGTGGCGCTCCGGGCCGAGCGGTTCATCAACTGGAAGAAGGCGAACGCGAACGCGGTGAAGTATCTGACGGCGGCCGCCTGGCCGGCGCCGACGGGCGTGCTGTTCGGCGAGGATGAAAACGGGGCGGAGACGCCCGCCGCGAAGTCGAAGAAGTAAGCCGTGGGCGTGCTCGCGACGGCGCGATCGCGGCTGGCGTCGATGCTGACGCTGGCCGGCGGCGGGAGTGGATCGTGGTATCCAGTCGTCCGGGAGCCCTACACGGGCGCCTGGCAGAATAACGATCCGCTCACGACCGAATCGGCGCTCGGGAATCCGAGTGTGTTCGGCGCCGTCTCGCGCATCAGCCAGGACATCAGCAAGATCGCGCCGCCACTCCTGCTCGCACGCGATCAGAACGGCTTCTGGTCCGAAACGAGCAATCCCGCGTATTCCCCCGTGTTGCGCCGTCCGAATCACTACCAGACGGCGCAGCAGTTTATTGAACAGTGGGTGCTCGACAAGCTGCTGTGGGGGAACGCCTACCTGTTGAAACATCGCGACGATCGCGGCGTCGTGAACGAGCTGCACCGCCTCGACCCCGCCCGCGTGAAAGTGTTGACGGCGCCCGATGGCAGCGTCTACTACGAACTCCAATCGAACGAACTCGCGGGCATGCCCGAGCAGACGCAGCCGCTCGTGATTCCCGCGCGCGAACTGATTCACGATCGCTGGAACTGTCTGTATCACTCGCTGTGCGGCATCTCGCCGCTGTCGGCGCTCAGTGGCGCGATTGCGCAAGCGAAAGCGATCTCGGATAACAGCACGACGTTTTTTGCGAAGGGCGCGCGGCCCTCGGGCGTGTTGATTGCGCCGACCAAACTGGATCCGTTGTCGGCCGCCCGCCTCAAGACGGACGCGGCGAACTTCAAGAGCGGCGAGATCCTGATCGCCGAACTCGGGATGAAGTATGAGTCCGTGTCGACCTCGGCGGTCGATGCGGCGGTGATTGAGCAGCTCGGCTGGACCGAAGAAAAAGTCTGCGAAGTGTTGGGCATGCCGATCAGCATCCTGAACAGCAGCAAGCAGCCGCCGTATGCGAACGCGGAAGCCTCGCAACTCCAATACAAGTCGCAGTGTCTCGAACCGCATCTCGTCTCGATCGCGACGTGTCTCGGCGAAGGGCTCGACTTGCCCTCGTATCTGACGCTCGAATTCGATGACACGCTGCTGATCTGGATGGACACGCTGACCCGCGTGCAAGCCGCGCAAGCCGCGACGAGCGCGGGCGTGCTGTCGCCGAACGAAGCGCGATCCGAGTGGTTCGGGCTCGGCCCGGTCCCCGGCGGCGAGACGCCGTATCGGCAACAGCAGGATTGGCCGTTGTCGACGCTGGCGCAGCGCGAGCCGCCGTCGGTGCCGGCCGCGCCGCCAGCGTCGAGTGACGCGCCGGTTGAGGACGAGGTGCCCGCGTGACCCTCGAATTTTCGCGCGTCACGCTGCCGGCGCTCTGGACGGTCGACCAGGCGAAGGTGCATCTCCGCATCACCGGCACCGCGCACGATGCCGACATTGCGCAGAAGCTCGCGACGGCGCAGGAAGTGATCTTGTCCTATCTCAACGTCGCGGTCGATCCCACGTGGGACGCGACGACCGCGCCGGCCGCCGTGACGCATGCGATCCACTTGTTGACAGCGGCGCTCTACGAAGACCGGGGCGACGGCGAACAGCCGGATGTCTGGCCGAAAATTTACGCCCTGCTCGCGGCGTATCGCGATCCCACGGTGGCCTGATGGCGCGCGGAGCTCGCCGGCATCTCGTGACGTTTCAGACCCCCGTGGCCGTGGCCGATGGCGATGGCGGCTACAACACCACCTGGACAGATCTAGTCCCGGCCACGTGGCACGTCAGCCTCGAGCCCGCGACAGCGGCGGACCTCGAGCGCGTCGCGCCTGGCACGGTCATCAGCTCGGCGGCGTATGTGGTGCGGGGCGACTGGCACCCGGGCGTCACGACACTCTGCCGGATGCTCTTCAACGGGCGCGAGTTCGCGATCACGGGCGTGATCAATCGGGATCTCCGCGATGTCGAGATGGAATGCGGCGCCGTCGAGGTGGTCGTATGAGCGCGACGCTGGAGATCCGGGGGTTGGATGAATTCAAGGCGCAGCTGATGAATCTGCCGGCGTATCTCGGCAGCCAGGCGGCGCCGATGGTGGTGCAGCACGGGCGCGAGGCGGAGGCGGCGATCGTCGCGGCGTATCCCGAAGTCACCGGCAACCTCAAGCGCGGCGTGAAGCTGACCGTGCTGAATAGCGGATCGCACGGGGCCACGGTGAAGATCCGGAGCGGCGCCCCGCACGCCTGGCTGTATGAGCACGGCCGCTGTCGCTGGGGGCAAATCTCGAACCCGCCGGCCTTCGTGTTCATCCCGACGATGGAACGCACGCGGCGCGCGATGTATCACCAGCTCGCGACGCTCATGCGCAACGCCGGGCTGACGGTCTCGGAAGGGATCTAGCCGTGGCGGACACGTCCGACATCGCGGCGGCGCTGATTGCGAAGCTCGGCAGCGATAGTGCGCTCCTGGCCCTCTGCCCGAATGGCGTCTATTGGGATCAGGCGCCCCCGGGCGCGACGCGCTTCGTGATCGTGTCGTTCATCGTCGCGGCCGACATTGGCGTGTTCGGGCAGCGGGCGATCGAGGACGGGCTCTACTTTGTGGAAGCCCGGATGCTCTCGACGGTGCCGGGCGCGAACATCAAAGCGGCGGCGTTGCGGATTGACGAGCTGCTCGAGGATCAGCCGCTGACGGTCGCCGGCTATAGCTGGATGACGTGTCACCGCGAAGAGCCGACGCGCGTGACGGAAGTCGATGCGGTCGATCCCTCGCTCTATTGGCTGCGGCGTGGCGGGCGGTATCGGATCCAAATGAGTTTGGTCGGCGCGTAAACAGCAAAGGAGTCACCGATGGCAATCATCTCTGGGCGCAATGGGTCGGTCATGTGGGATCCCGCCGGCACGCTGGCAGTGGAAGTGTTGAGTCTCAATGCGTGGGTGGCCGATTTCAAGACCGAGTTTGAAGATGTCTCCTGCTTCGGAGATGCGAATCGGGTGTATCTGCCGGGTCTCAAAGACGCGGGCGGGACGCTGGGCGGATTTTTCAACTCGGCCGAACTCGCGCTGTTCGAGGCGGCGGAGCAAGACACCCCCGGCCTGCTCAAGCTCATCCCCAGCACGACAGAGCCGACGTTCTTCTGGACGGGGCCGGCGTATCTGGACGCCAGCATCGATGCGAGTCTCTCGGCGCCGAAGGTGTCGGGCACCTGGAAGGCGGCCGGGCCGTTCTTGCTCGACGGCGGCGTGTTAGGGGCGGACGCCCAGGCGGCGCGCGAGCGGCGGCTGGCGGGGCGTAAGCCAGACACGACCACCAAGCGGAAGTAACGGCGCGGGCGTGTTCGACTCGCTGACCGTGACCGGGCTTGCGGGGGCCGTGATGTATGGCTCCCGCGAGGCCGTGGTGATCAAGTCGTGGCGGATCACGCGCATCAAAGCCGATGGCGGGCATTGGATGCTGTCGGCGCGGATCGAGCGCGTGGTGAGCGCGTTCTATGCGCGCCAGGCGCCGCTGCTGTTTACGGCGCCGCGTGCGGGCGGCTTTTGGCTCTGGCCGGTCGACGCCATCGAGATCGGGGAGACGAGTCTACGGGCCGAATTGGGACCACCAGAACGATAGACACGGGGGACACATGGGGCGCAACTCGATTGCATCAGCGGACGTGGTGCGGCTGGCGTTGCCAGACGGCGACTTCATCAGCGTCAAGCAGGAACTGAACGCGGGCGAGTCGATCGATCTTGCCCACGAACCCGGCGACAAAATTCTCTCCACGATTCTCGCGTATGTCGTCGGCTGGTCGCTGGTCGGCCCGGACGACACGCCGCTCCCCTACAGCCCGATGCAATCCGTCGACGAACGACTGGCGACGTTGCGGGCGCTCACGCTGTCGCGCATGCAGGAGATCGTCGCGGTGCTCGAGCCGCACGTCGTCGCCACGCAGAAGACCGTCGAGGAAAAAAAAACAACCCAGCCAGTCGGAGTCGCATCCTGATGGATCTCGCGCTCTGTAAAGCGCTCGGCATGAGTTACGACGAGGTGCGGGCGCTGCCGCTCGCCGTGTATGCCGTGGCGCTGGAATCCGTCACCGTGCCGAAGGATGAATTTGAGGTGCCGGTCTAATGGCCCAACTCGTCGGTCACTTATCGGCAGACTTCTCGAAATTCACGAAAGCCGTGGACGAATCCGTCGTGAAGCTGAAGGGCTTCGAAACGGGCGCGGCGAAGGTCGGCGACTCGCTCGAGAAGATGGCGAACAAGTTCTCGGGCCAGAAGGTGATCCAAGAAGCCACGCTCATGGCCGACATCTTCACCAAGATGGGCGGCGCGGCGGCCTTCACCGAAAAGGAACTCGCGCAGATGGGGAAGACGGGCGCCGACGCGCTCACGAAGATGCAGGCGCAGGGCATCGAGATCCCCGCGAATCTGCAAAAGATGGTCGACGGCACGAAGGCCGCCGAGAAGGCGACGATGGATTGGAAGGGCGCCCTACTCGGCGCCGCGAGTGCCTTCGGGATCGCCTTCTCCGTGAACGCGCTGAAGAACTTCGTCGTCGGCGTGATCGACGCGGGCGCGCAGATCGGCGACATGTCCGAGAAGCTCGGCATCAGTGCCGAAGCCGTGCAGCGCTTTGGGTATGCGGCCGATCAAAGCGGCGCCGACATCCAGGTCGTCGATAGCGCGATCAAGAAGATGAACGCGAACCTGGCCGAAGGCAGCAAAAGCACGGTTGCTGCGCTCGCCGATGTCGGGCTGAAGTTTGAAGACATCCGGCGCATGTCGCCGGAGCGGGCATTTGAAGCGATCGGCGATGCCGTGGCCGGCATCGAAGATCCGATGCTGCGGGCGAAGGTGGCCACTGAGCTATTCGGGAAAGCCGGGCAGGAACTCCTGCCGACGTTTCTCGCGGGGATCCGTAAGGTCGGCGACGAAACAACCGTCATGTCTGATGACACGGTCGCCCGGTTGAAGGCGGCGCAGGATCAGTGGGGGCGCTTTTCGACGGCGGTTACGGTCTATAGCGGCGAAGCGATTAGCTGGATCGCGAAGCTCGGCGCTGGCTGGCAACGCACCTCGGAACAGGTGGCGCTCGCGGCGAATCCGTTCAAGGCGATTCCGCAAGCGATCAAGGATCTCGATCTCACGGCGAACGCCGCCGCGCAGTCGGCATCGAATCTGGGCGCCATGATCGCGACCGTGCCCGCGCCGACGCTGGCGACGGCGGCGGCGCTTAAGCCCGTGGCGCTGAATGCCGCTGAAGCCGCCGCCACGATCGACGTGATGAATGCGTCGATCGTCCGCACCACGCAGACGATCAAGCCGCTCGAAGGGGGCATGCTCGCCTGGCAGAAGCAACTCGCGCTGACGAAGTGGCAGGCCGATCAACTCACCGTCTCCGAAACACAACTCACGGAGGCGACCGAGACGCTGGCCGATTTTGTCGCGACGCATCAGGGCCAGAACGAACTGTTCCCCGAACCCACGCAGGGATCGCTGGATCAGTGGAAAGCCGGCGAACTCGCGATCCTCAAGATTCAGCCGGCCGCCAGCTCGCTGCGGGGGGACATCGACAGCCTGTCGCAGAGCTTTGCGCAGCTCGGGCAGATTGGCGGCGACGGGCTCGGCGCCGTCACGCGCGGGATGGGCACGCTGATCGGCGCGACGAATACCGCGTTCAGCGCCGTCGATTCGCTCAAGAACGGCTTCAAGGCGTTCAGCGGGGGCGGCCTCCTGTCGGGGATCGCGAGCCTCACGTCGGGGATCGGCAGCATTGTGGGCGTGGCGAGTGCGGCGATCGGCGCCGTCAAAGCGCTGTGGAGTGCCGCGAAGGGCGGCGAAGAGGGGCAAGTCGTCAACCCGGCGCGGGATGCGTGGTTCGGCGGGCGCAGCGTGCAGGACATTGGCGACCAGCTCGCCCCGTTTATGTCGGGTGAAGAGGCGCGGAAGCTGATCGCGGCGGTCTTCAACGCGAAAAACAAACAGGACTTTGGCGCGGCCTCGGGCTCGATCGATCGCATCCTGGCGGGGAATAGTTTTGCTGGCGGCACGGGCGGCTTTCGGGATTTCGGTAGCGGCACACTCGCGATGCTGCACGGGCGCGAGGCCGTCGTGCCGGAAGGCGGGAGTCTGGGCGGGAACGTGGTCATTCAAATCAACGCCCAGGGCGCCTTCTTCGATACGCCCGGGGATCTGCAGCGGCTCGCGGAGAAAGTCAACGACGCCCTCACAGCCAAATATGGCCTCACCAACCGCGCACGCGCCGCATAGTGGGCCGGTCGATCAGCCGGGCGAAGGCGCCTATCTGTGGGCGCGGTCCGGGATCGCCCGCTCGGCGACGACGCGCTCGAACTACGTCAGCATCCGCACGTCGATCGACTGGATCGTGCGCGACAGCGCCGGGAACATCATCAGCACGACCGACATCAGTGGGATCATCCTGCACGACTCGCTGCGGATCACACAGGCGTTGAACGACGAACCCGACACGTGCAGTTTCACGTTGAAGCCGCAAGCCGCGCCGGCGGCGATCCCGGCCGTGGGCCAAGAGATCCGCATTGCGTGGACGCCCGGCGGGCCGCCGCTGTTCCACGGCTACATCGTCACGGCGCAGTCGGACTGGCGCCTGCAGAACCAGCAGCCGCCGTGGGTGGCGATCCAATGTCAGGATCCGATGTGGCGCTTCGATGCGCGGATCGTCACGTATCGCTTCCCCGCGCAGTCCGTGAGCGCGTCGATTGCGTTTCTGGTGAAGTGGTTTTGTAACGTGTCGCCCGTCACGGCCAGCCCGCTCGACTTCTCGACGGCGTTTGTGCAGCCCGGGATGGCGTCGATCCCGGCCTTCGATGTCGTCAACCAGCGACCGTCCACGGTGATGCGCACGCTGATAGCGAGCGTCGGCGGCGGGTTCTATCTGGAGGGGCTCGAGCTGCATGCGTGGGCGAATAGTCTGAGCGAGCCCAATCAGACGAACCCGCAACCGCTCACCGTGGGGCTGAAAACGTTGCACGCCTTCCGGCGCACCGAGGACGCGACACAAGTGCGGCGGGCCGTGCTTGTGGAAGGCCGCCGCACCAGCACGCTCATCAGCCTCCCGGCGATAGATGCGGTTGTGGCGCTGCCGATTGGGATCCCGCTTGGGGATGCGTCGTTCTTTGATGCCGCGCTCGGCGTGGATCACGATCATCTCGTGCGGATGGGGACGCAATGGGTGCGCCTGCAGTCCCCCGTGAGCGTGACGGCGCACGGCACGAACCCGCCGCAAACCCGCTTGCGCGTGGCGTATACCCCAGGCGCGGGCGAGCTGGTGTGCGATCCGCTGACCCCCGCGCCGCCGTTTCAAGGCTGGATTAGAATCGGCAATCAATATGCGGCGTATGCCGCCACGACGACCACGGGCGGCACGCTGAACCTCCAACTCGCGCTCACGACGCACCCCTATGGACAGCTCACCGTGCCGATGGGCGTCGGCGAAACGGTGGAGTGGGTCGATTGCGTGATGGAAGACTATCCGCACGCCCTCCAATGGCTCGACGCCACATTGCGGGATCCGATGGTGCATGCCCAACTGACGGATACACCCGTCGTGACGCTTGCCGTGGCGCAAACCACATTAGACGGCTGGCCGCCGCTTGAAGGCTTTGTGCAGGATGGCCGCTATAGCTACCTTGGGGCGCAAGCGCGGGCCGATGAGGATCTCGCGACGTTTCGCGATCCCCTGATTTCGGTGGAATGGGAGACGGACGATCTCAACGCGCTCCCGGGCCGGTCGCAAGTGATCGCCCTGTCCAGTGACGCGGTGACCCCGCCGATCAATACGACGGTCACGATCACGCGGGTCGAACTGTCGTTTCCGTTGCGCACGTTGCCGCCGCGCCGACAGTGCACGGGTGGCGTCGTGAAGCCCAGCACGTTTATGGATCTCATCGTCACGGAGAATAGTTAAATGGCGATAACCAGAACTTCGATGCAAGACGATGACGGCAGCGGCACCACGGGCACGATCCTGAATAATGCGTGGAAGCAGGAACTGTATAACCAGATCGACGGGCAGATCGTCTCGGGCGCGTGGACGCCGGTGGATATGAGTGGGGCGGGCCTCGCGCTCACGATCAATCAGGCGCGGTATTGGAAGCTGGACAAGCTGGTCATGGTCGAAGTCTGGATGGCGTATCCCGCGACCTCCCATCCCGGCAATGCCGCGCTGGGCGGGCTCCCGTTTCCGAAGGCGGTGAGCTATGGCGGGCTGTATTCCGTCCAAGCGCCAATCGATCTGGCGTATCTGGTGCTATTGAACGAAACGAACTTCTATCTCCTCAGTGGGGTCACGGCGGCGGCGTATACGAACGCGCAACTGAGCGGCGCGAATCTGGTGTTCGCGGGCGTGTATCTCACGGCATAACTTATGGCTGCACCCTATCCGCCCCAAGGGAATCAAACGCCGCACACGGAACGCCCGCTGAAGATCTACGGCGAGCAATATCTCGCGGCCCCGGCCCCGCTCCCCGTGGGCGTGGTGATCGATCCCGTGGGGCCGGGCGGGCCGCTGTTCAGCGATGGGCAACCCCGCGTGGCGCTGCCGTCCGGCTGGGCGGTGGTCACGGTCACCGACTGGGTGATCTCGAACCGCTACACGGGGCAGCCGATCGAAGTGATCTCCGCCGAGGAATACGCGGAACGCTTCGGGCCGTCGGAATAAGGAGATGCCATGATTGTCCCACCTGTCGGCCATGACGCGCCGATCTTTTCCGGCAAGGTCGATAACGCGAAGGTCGATGTGTTCTTCGCCGTGCAAGAAGCGGTGAAGGAAGCCCTCTCGCGAGCCGATGGCGATTACCATCTGGGGCCGGTGGTGCGAGCGGTGAACGCGCTGATTGACGCCGTGCGAGCGGAAAAACCATGAAACTCCCAGAGCAGCCGCTACCCGAGCAGCGATCATCAACGCGATCGGCACGGACATCAGCAAGACCGAGGCGCTGAACGCCATCGAGAAAGAACTCGCTGAGTTATTGGGGTGTCCGGAGTGTGGCGATCGCCGGGTCGTGCTCGATGCGCATCACCGGTTCCATCCCGCACCAGACCAACTCGACGCGCCCGTAGTCTCGATCCTCTTCGCCGTCGTGATCGTCGGCGTGATTATCTATCTGGTCGAGAGCATGATCCCGCTGCCGGCGCCGATCAAAGTCGTCGTGCGCGTCGTGGGCGTGATCGTGATTGTGATCCTGCTGCTGCGGCTGATCGGCGTGACGTTGCCGTAAGCCAGGTATAGAGGCGCAGCAAATCCGCCTCGCAGGTGACCAGGCCTGCGTCGATCGCGGCGAGCACTAGGTCTAGTAACAGGGCGTCGCGCATACCCCAAGATACGCCCCCTCTTGACGAAAGCAAACCGCCATGCGCATACTACGCCCGTAATGCCCACACCGGAAGAGCGCATCATCGCGGCGGCTGCAGCTATGTTGGGACGGAAGGGCGGCCTCGCGAAATCAGCGAAGAAGACGCACGCGGTGCGCGCGAACGGCAAAAAGGGCGGCCGGCCGAAGAAGACGGCGAAATAACACTACGGCTTGGGGCCGTGCACCGGCACGCCCTCTCCGTGGTGAGTCGTATAATGGATGAGGTGTAAACCTCATCACATCAACAAGATAGGGACGAAAGAGCTATGCGTCAGGATACCAAAAAAGTCGTGCTGGTGTGGACCCGGATCAATGGCGTGACGACGATTCTGCGGGGCTAGATGGGCCGGGCGGCGGGGCTAGTCGTCGTGTGGCTGCTCGTGGCGCTCGGGCTCACGATCCTGCTCGGCCTGATGACGGGCTGGATCTGGAAGTAAATGGGCCGGCGGTTCGTCGACATGCGGGTGATTCAGCAACGCATGCGACGGAAGGACGAACGGGTCAACCAGGACTTAGCGAGACGGCGAAGGGAGGCAGCGATGGCAGACAGCGCATTACCCGCACCGGCTAAAGAACTGCCCTCCCCCGACGTGATCGCCAAGGTGCTGCTCGGCGGCGACCTCGCCCAGCTCACCAGCCAGCAGAAGATCAGCTATTACTGGAGCGTGTGCGAGTCGCTCGGCCTCAATCCGCTGATGCAGCCGTTCGAGTATCTGCGGCTGTCGGGGCGGGAGGTGCTCTATGCGAAGCGGAACTGCACGGACCAGCTGCGGCATGCGCACCACATCAGCGTCACGATCGCGGCGCGCGAGCTCGTCGAAGACTGCTACGTGGTGACGGCGCGCGCGGCCTTTCCGGATGGCCGACACGACGAGAGTATTGGGGCCGTGCCGATCGCCGGCCTCAAGGGTGAAGCTCGCAGTAACGCGATGATGAAGGCCGAGACGAAGGCGAAGCGGCGCGTCACGCTCTCGCTCGTCGGCCTGTCGACGCTCGACGAATCCGAAGTGGAATCCATCCCAGGCGCGCAGCCCGTGCCCGTGGATCGCGGGCGGGAGTGCTCCCCGCCGCCCTTGAATAAAAGTTTGACGCCTTCGCCGGGGCCGGTCGCGCGTGATACCGCGGCGATCGCCGATCCGGAGCCTGTGGGGGCCGCCGTGGCCCCGGCGAACATGAACGTCCCGATCCCGGACGCCTGGCAGCCGTTCGTGCAGAAGACGGCCGTCACCGGGACGATCACCGCGGGCACGCGCTCGAAGACGACCGGCAAAACGACGCTCACGCTGACGACCGACCACGGCGGCCTCGTGCAGTGCTACACCGCGGATCACGAACTGGCGCGGGCGGTGACCCGCTACAAGGAAGTCAAGACGCCCGTCACCGTCACGCTCCTCGACAGCGGGGAGATCGTCACGCTCGCGGAGGCGACCGATGCGGCGTTTTGAAGCCGAGGATCGCCCCGTGAAACCACTCGACTTCGAGGACTTCCTCGACGAGCTGGGCCTCGTCGCCGATTGCGAGGGCGCCTGGGCGCTGGTCGGGATGTTCTGGCACAGCCCCGTCGAGTGCTGCCGCTATCTCGCGTCGCAGCCGGAACTATGGGAGCTGCTGATCGCGCGGGCGCGGTATGCCGATGCGCGGCGCTGGGATGCCGGCGTGCGACTCGGGCGGGGTGTGGGGCTGTGAAAAAGCACCCCGGGGTGTGGATTCCCGAACTCCAGTGTTGCGCCTTGGCGGTGATCTACAACTGGCGGACACGCGCGGGTGTGCTCGTGCTCCCGGAAGAGAACTGCACGGATATGGCGGGCGCGATCGCACTCTTTGAACGGATCGACCCACGGGTGAGCACTATTGTCACCACATCTGGCGATGACGTGGACACACGCTATGAACAATCCGGCGGCGAGTGGCGCGCATATCGCGCAACGGTAAAAGTCGACGCCCGGAAATTTATGATCGTGCCAAGCGCATGAAGCTCTTCCGCGTGGTGATTTGGCTAAAGGCGAACGAGAAACAGGAAATCAAGAACGCGATTGAGATCGCGTTTGGATCATTGACGGCAGAACGCGCGCAAGTCTTTGTAGCGGAGAACGAACCACCCCGCGTGAACGACAGAGAAGCTGTCTGAACGCGCGGGCGAGTCAGCACACATGGGGGCCCCAGGCATCAGGGGCGGAGGGCGGCGATGATCCTCGCCGAGCGCAGTGTGT